ATGTATTATAATTATATCCCGAACAGACAGACAAATAATACGGATATGATTAAGTTAAATGCAATTGAGTTATTATCATATGCTTATTTACCAACTGATGACTCTAATGCAATACCTGTAACTAATCCAAGTCTGACTGAAGATACTAATATTTTGGAAGGACTTTATAATTTAAAATTACCTGCAACAATATTTAATCAAATAGGAATATATACAATTTATATAAAGCCTAAATTAATTATGGCGACCATTGTGGATTGTGGTGTATTATCTTCATTACCAACAATAAATGGAATTGTAATTGATATTAACCAAACACAATTACCTGATAATTTGAAAGCAAATAATGCATTACAAGGATTTAAAATTGAATATCTTAATACTGATGGCACTAAATTAAGAAACACTGTAAGATATGTTGTAACTTCAAACAAAGTAGTACCCATTAGTGAAAATGTGGGTAATACCACACAAAAAGCAATCAGATATCGCTTTGATGATTCGGGAACATTAATGTTTTTACAAGTAACTCCAAGCAGTTCTTCAGATGTTAAACCAAATGTATTGCCATTTATTGGTAATGCTGGTGGAATAATATTAATGACCAATACATATTTTTCACCACTTGTATTAGAAGTTGAAATGGTTCAAAACACTATTGATACATTGACAAATTATGTTGCTGGTGAACAAATTAAAGATGTTCAAAATGGTATTTTAACGTATTTTGATGAAAATAGAGTAATTATCAGACAGGATAATTTATTCGAAATCAAGGATGACGTTACTGATGTACCATTATTTGAAGTTAAAGAACAGAGAACTACAATAGACGAGACACAGAATTTTGATGCTGTGATAAATGGTGTACAATAAACATTAAAAAAATGATAATTTAATGTTTGATAAAAATTTGACCTTAAAAATTCTAATGTTATGCATTGGGATTTTTTTTTGTCGTATTTATATTAAAATAGAAATTTTGTGGCAAAAGTAAAAGTAGTTGGTACAAACCTTGACCAAAATTTAAATGGAACAAATTTTAACAACACACCATCCGAAACCATATTCTCGTTTGGTAGTTTTGCTGTTACATCAAATTTTCAAGGTAGAGTACCTATTGATTATAGTAATACATTAAGTTCATTTGTGCGTGCAGTTACATTGGAAACAATGGGATTGACACAAACACAATCTGAAATTATTCAGCAATATACTACAAATGCAGTATTAAATTTGGATAGATCAGACTTAAATACCTTTGTTAGATTTGGTTCAGCTTATGAATATTTGAGAGTGACGATACAAAACATTATTGTAGCGTATCCGGGCAGTGTATTCATGAATTCACAGCTTAATTACAAAACAACAACATTTACGAATTTTAATTATGATTCAATAACAAATATTTCAACTTTTAAAATACCTATTGGTAGTACCGTTAACACATTTACGTTAATAATGAATTATGGTAATACGACTACACCAAATAATAACGTATTAAGCAATTTAAATCTTTCATATGATAAATATATTGTTTGGTCAGCAGCAAATCCTAACGAAAATTCATATAATGTTATAGGTTTTACTGGATATAGCACGAATAATCCAAGTGCAGCTAATTATAATAATTTACTTCTTCAGGTTGTTGGTAATCCATTTCCTATGTTTTCTGGAGCAACATCAGGTTCAATTGATTTTCATATTAAACCAAATAATGAGATTTTTGAAGAATTTAGGGCATTATTAAATGATTATGAAAAATATATCATGTCAGAAAGAATATCTGGTGATACAACTGGCTTTAAATTTACTTTAAAAGACCCAACATTACTTGATAACGGAACAATTGCTTATTCAGATACGTCCTTATTATGGACAACAAGCGATAATTATAATATTGATATTAATACACCCAAATATCGCACATTTCTTAATGGCATATTAGCTATTGGCAGTAAATATGATTTAATAAAAACTGATTTAATAGCAAGATTTCTTACTCCAGCATCACTTCAAACATACGATCTCACTGAAGAAGGTAAGATGACTAAATTATTAAGAATATATGGAAAAGAATTTGATGAACTGAGAGTTTTTATTGATTCTTTAGCTAATATTAATAAAGTTACATATGATAAGCTGAATAATATTCCTGATCAACTGATAAGTAATCTTTCAAGAACATTTGGTTGGAATTATTTTTCATTGGTAAATGAATCAGAATTGGTTACCAGCTTTTTATCAATTAGTGATGCTGAAAGAAATTTACATACTGATTTAATGCCAGCGGAAATCGATATTGAACTTTGGAGAAGAATATTGATTAATACAAATTATTTTTGGAAAGCCAAAGGTACAAGAGAGGCAATAAAGTCAATATTTTTATTAATTGGCATTCCAGAACCGTTTATTAATATTACTGAATATGTTTATACAGTTGATGGTAAAATAGACCCAAATACTGTAACATTAAAACAGTCAGATTTTCCTTCAAATTCATTACCATACGATTCTAATGGATATCCGGTTGCACCGTTAGAAACTTCAGATTTTTATTTTCAAGTTTCTGGTGATACCGATGCTGGACAACATTATATGGATGTGTTTCGCATGGCTGGTTTTAATTTAATGCAAAATGTTGACAATAAAAAATCATGGATTCAAACGGGTGCAACAACAAGAATTGATAGTACTACACCACAATATTATCAGGCGGATAGTAAATTAGTATTAAACACAAAAGAAGTTGACGTTGCTCTTGATACTGCACGTGGAATTGAATATGATGTTTATGATTATATAAAAACAGTAGATTTCCCAGCCAATTCAACTGGATATACGCTTCCATTTTCATATGTGAACATATCTTTGGGTGTAAGCAATGTTCAAAAAACTTTTACATTACCATATAATGTAAATAATATTGAAGGTAATTTTGAAGTTAGATATAACGGTATTTTATTAAATGCACCAAGAACTGGTTTAACTGCTACATCATATCATGCGGATTATAGTGTTTCAGGTAATACATTTACGTTATTAACTGCTAGTGCATATTCTAATTCATATCGAAGAGATGTAATTCAAGCAACATTTATATATTCAGGTGGAACACATCCTGTTACTGGAATTACAGTTGAATATATTGTAACAAGAGTTGATGCTAAATTAGCAGGAACAGTAGTACCATTACCAAGTTATCCACGTGGTGATATTCAATTAACTGTAAATGGTATTGCACTTACAAAAGGTACTCCACAATTTACTGCAGATTATATTCTTGACCCCGCTAATACTACTGGTTCAAGTCAAATTATTATATTAAATCCTGACGTTATATCATACTTGGCAGTCAATCCAACAATACAAGTAGCATATGTTCAAGTAGTTGGTAGCAACGATATAAATGCAAGAAGTGAAGTAATTAGAGTTGATAGTTTTAATAGCAGTAAAATATATTATAATCAATCAGCAAATAAATATGTATATAGACTTAATTATAAGGCAAATACTGCATCTGAGATCAAAGTATTGGTTGATGGTATTGCATTAGAGCCATATAGTGATTATAGTATTAATCCACAAAATTTATATGAAGTATTTTTACCAAAAGGCATTAAATATGGTACAGTAATTAGTGTTTATTATCTTGTTGCATTGAGTTCATATTTTAATCCAATTGTAAGTGATGTTTTTGGAGTGGGTGATATTAGCAAGTTATCGTTTCTTGAATTCATTGAATTGATTCAAAGAAAATTAATAAATGCAAGAACGAGAAAAATTGTTAGTGATTTTAAAGGTGGTTGGTATCCAGCATTGTTAAATGTTTATATTCAATATTTAAAACGAGCTAATCTTCCTGTAAGTGACCCATTACATTCAAATGGTTATACATTTGAAAATCTATATTCATTTTTAAGTAAATATAATTCATTTTTCCAGAGATTTGTTGATGAATTATTGCCAGCAACAATTATATTGAAAAAGAGTGGTTTATTAGTTAGAAATACAGTATTTACAAAACAAAAATTTACATATAAAAGAGGCGTTAATTTATATTCAGGTGGTTCAACTACATTTGATTCAAGAGGAAATTTAATGGTTCAATATTTTGGTACAGATGGTGCTGCATTTATGATAGGACAGGCATTAACATCACCTGCAGCTATAATACCAACAGTAATCACTACCGCAATAACAGATATAATAGAAAGTGGTGCAACTGGTGGTGGTAATGTTACATCAAATGGTGGTGCAGCAGTTATTCAACGTGGAATTTGCTGGAGTACATCACCAAATCCAAATACTGGCAACACTATTACAATTGATGGTACTGGAAACGGAGTATTTGTTAGTTTATTAACTGGATTATTGCCAAATACTACATATTATGTACGTGCATATGCAATTAATAATGTTGGTGTTGGTTATGGTGATGAAATTAATTTTACAACATCTGCTGTTGTTGCATTACCACAATTATTAACAAAAATTGCAAACGGTGTTACCCAAACAACAATTAATAATACTGGTGGTTATGGTATTACTGGTTATACAAATATTGATTATTATGCAATGCAATACAGTGCTGCAACAACTGGTGGTTGGTTATTAT